ATACGCATAAAAATTACTGTCAAATCTTCCATAATACCCCACAGATGAAGTTGAAAACTCTTTAAACTGGTCTCCAGCCTCAAAGAAATATGATGGATAAAAAATATTTGATTGCGATGTGAACTCTTGTACCGCAATACCACTTGTAATTTTTTGTATTGGTATATTTAATCTAGTGTTTGCAGTAAGGTACAAATCATTTTCATTAGGTAATCCTAAAATTTTTCCAATACCATATCCATTAGTATATGTTGGAGAATAGGGGTCCACCCCTCTTTGAATAATTGTTATATACTGATTTTGAAAATCAGCGAATACTTCAGACGTATAGTACGTTTCCGGGTCTTGAGCTTTCCAAGCAAAAGCATCTTTTATTGACCATAATATACTTGTTGGAGATACCAAAGCACTTGGTAACGAACTTTGATTTGAGATATTCCATAATTTTGCCGCGTCAGATATTGTTATTGCAGTAATAACTTGATAATATTCTCTATCACTAGGAAATTTATAATTAACTTCACTCGATCCATTACTTAAAAAATATGTTTGAGAAAAATTTATAGTTTGATTTGTCGGGTTAGCATATTCAACATTAATTGATCCTGATCCGGATTGTTTAGTTACACCACTAATACCAGTAATTATTAAACCAGAAGAAGTTTTTGCGGTATATGTATAATTTACGTCAGAGCTTGTAAATGGATCAACAAAAGTATATAGAGTCCCTGACTCTAACTTTTGATTCATCAAAACTGTTAAAGTATTGTCAAAATGATTAATCCCAACATTTGAATTAACATCAAAAGTCACACTAATTCTATTAACACCATCAAAATATTTTTTTCTTGCATTAAAAACATTTATTCTTTCTCCCATACTTAAATCAGAAGATGCAGAAAATGTTTTTTTAGGAGTTCCAACAAAATTTGTTGTATCAGGTAGCCTTAATTCTTGAGATTTGGTTGTTTTGTAAACATCATTATTATTTTTATCATCGCTTCTAGTACTCATTGATTGAGCAAAAATTAATGAAATAACTGAATTATCATCATCACTATTACCTAATGTTATTTTTTTATTCAATCCATCATAGTACAATCCATTATTTGAAAATTGAGTTAATAAACTAACACCAGTAACACCTCCATCTTTCATTGTAGTTTCTTGTATACATTCACAAGCTTGACAATCGGGATAAGTTATCATAGGTAGTTTTATCCTACCAAACTTATATTTTACAATATCTTTAAATTTAGTAATTAAAAGTATTGCAAGAACTAAAAATGAAACACCAAAAATAACATGCATTACTATTAATCCTATTGCGGGAAATGCAACGCCCGCCGCAACAAAATTTTGAACTGATTGATAAAATAAAAACGGTATAAAAAATAAAAGAAATAATACCGCAAAATTATTCCATAAAAATGCTAAAAATTCAAATATAACTAATAACGGTATACCTAATAATTGAATTATCTGCATTAAAATAGAAAATAAGAAATAAAGAAAATCAAAATTTCTAAACCCGTCATTTACCGGAAACTTATTTACTGTAGATTCACAATCGGAAGAATCTATTTCTTTAATCCCCACAAACCTACCTCTAGCCGTCCCATTTTTATACCCACTAATTAAACTTGATATCGTATAAACTCTATTATATTTAAAATTGTAAAAAGTATCCTCTCCGTTAATTTTTTCGTTTAATAAATTTATTTTATTCTGCCCTGAAAACCCTTGAGTATATCCTGTCCAATCAAGCCCAAAATAATAAGAACTAGCGACTTGCTGCCGTTGTATTGTATCTCCATCAATAGGATCAATATCTGCTCTTGATACATTCCATCCATATTCTCTAACGTTAGGTATCAACCAATAAGCTCTTTTTGTATCTTCATTTACCAAAGATGATTGAGTCCATTTTACTTTAAATCTATATTTTGCCGTTGTTGGAATACCAATAGTTGGATCATTAGATATAACTTTTTCACCAAACTGATTTGTAACCAAATAATCTAAATTCATTGGTAATTCTGTTAGCCACGTACCATCACCGTCAATTATATTTCCCGATTGTTCCATTTGATACTGTTCCAATATAGGATTTCCATCGGAATCTTGATTAATTGTTTGTCTAATTGCTAATATTTGTCCTGTATTAGTAATTAAACCACAAAGATTACCCATATCATCTCTAGGCTTACCATTTTTTTTAATTCTATATTTATCAGTTGATGAAACCATTGACCCTATAAAGACAGAGGTTGGCTGTATATTAATATTTGCATCGTCCCTTAAATCAAAATCAAGTCTATTTACCGCGATTTGACATACATCGGGATCACCCCATAATGGTGAAATATCAACAGATTTTATAAGATTTACTATTTGTGGTAATGAATTTAAATCATTTGATGTCCTAAATTTGCTGCCAGCAACTTGATTTTCGGTAGCTAACCCCATTCTAATCAAATCCTGTGGAGTTAATGAAAATTCACCAATATCTGATAAATCAACATCCATAACTATAGTTTGAGTACCTAATGGTACCCCCATAATCATGTAATCACCGCTATCATTTGTTTTTGCCGTAAATTTATAATACTTGTCGTATATTTCAACAGCGGTTGAGTCTATCAAAGCATCTAATCTTGATGGTAAAGTTCCTGTGGCAGAGTGAGTTGAATATGATTTTTCATACGGTAACAGATTGTATCTATAACCATCTTCATTTTTGTCAGTTGGTGACTTGTATGGATAAATTGAAGAAATTATTGGATTGGATTCATCAACTGGTTCTATAGGGATAAACACGGATATTCTTGCGTTTGGTACACCAAATCCATTATTAGCCGTAACCCTTCCAACCAAAACCCCATAATTCGCACAGTCTCTTGTAAAAACCTCTGATTGACGAATTTTTAACGATAAAATTTCTAAAAATTCAAAATCTTGTTCTAAACCAACATTTATTGTTTTGTTAACACCTATATCCGTTTTAATTCTGTAAGATTGACCCATTTCAAATTATAAATACTTTATGACCCATTTTTGATTTAAAAACGTCAATCTAAAATATAAGTCAAAAATAATTTAAGAAAATGTAACGGATTGGAAATTCTTAACTAAAACCTTAATATCTTTATTTGGATATCTAACTTGATATATCTGAGATGGCTGAGCAAAAATTGTATCGTCAACAGGTTCAATTTGCCTTGTTTCAGCATTTGAATAAGCCATAGATGTTTCAGATGAAGAATATTGGCCTCCAACCATATTAAACACATTAATTTTTACAACCGTTAATACCCCATTTTGATTATGAACAATACTACTCAATTCTGATAGGTATATATTTTGACCAAGTTGTCTTACTTGAGGATCAAGATATGTTGCAATTTTATCAATGATAGTTGAGATGACTTGTCCAGAATTTTGAGCAGAATCCAAAACAACCGAAACTTCCACACTTAAATCAATTACTTCAGCAGTTAGGATTGAAATATAATCATTCATCATCCTATAGTTAGATAAATAATTTGCAATATTTTGTTTTAACGTATTTGAAACAATATTTGTTAGTTTACCTGATGTATCATACGATAACAACTGAATCATTATTTTATTATTGTTTTCAGTTATAGACACTTTAGCAGGTGCCCCAAATTGAGAAGGCATATTTCTAATTATGGATTCATAATCTTGAACGGTAACCGCTCTCTTCTGTGCAGAAAAATTAAACGAAACATAGTTCCTTATTTCTTCTACTGAAGGTACACCAGCACCACCAATTGCCGCAGTTACGTTATTTGCTCTTAATGAATTTGAAACAGATGAGTTGGTTAACTCTGAAGGACCATTTACGTAAAATGATACAGTACCAATTTTGTTAATTACATTTGTTCCTAAATTTGTTGCCAAACCACCCCCAACTCTATATTGAATAAACAAAGTAGAATTAGGAGACAATGTTGATCCTAATGAAAAGTTATTTGAATATTTCTGTAAATCTAGTTTAACACCTAAGTTTGTGAATTGATCCAAAGCATCTTGTGCAGTATTAGTTCCACCACCAAATGTCATTTTTTTAAACCCTTCAGGAGTATATTCACTAATAAACCTATTTTGAGTTTGAATATATTTTCCAACTTTAATACCAGGTTGATCAGACACTTTTGTTGGATCTTCAACAAAAACTCTATCCTCAGCCAAAGCATCAACCTCATACCATCTGTTTGCAGAACCCAAAAATTCACCAACACTTGGTATATTTGTATATTGAGTTCCACTCTTCAATAAAACACTCGTAATACCTAATACATTCTTTTCAGGTAAAAATAGCTCAAAAAAAGGAACAACATCATTTACATTAACAACCTTTTTAAAAACCTTTGTGATACCATTAACAACAAGTTCTCTTTTTGTAATGGTATAATTAATTAAAATGTTATTGGAATTGAAGTTTGGTATTTTTAATCTATTTGGATACCCTTCATTATTATACGGTGATGAAAAGTCAATGTCATAAATTGTCTCAAATACAATACCCGCCCCACTAACTTGAGAACCTCTAGCCAAAACACCAAGGTATCTTTCATCTTCTTTATCACCAAAAGCCGGAACCGTGATTGAAAAATCAACAAGAGAAACAGAAGGTCTTTGACCAGGAAGTTTTAGTCCATAAGTTCTAGCAATGTTATAAATTGACGATCTTTGTTGAGCATATTGAAGAACCGTTTCCTGTACACTCCTA